GAGCGATTGTGATGCCTTAAAAGCGATTTATTGAAGTGATATTTGCTTAATCGAAATTCTTTTCTTTGATTCCTGCGGCCCTGATGGCTTTCATTACTGCAATTACCGTTTTGTCACGCCCATCCTCATAACCCATCGCATAAGCACCTTCTTCACCATCTTTCCAAAGGTCGTCATTCGATTCGGGCCAGTCGATATCCAGTTCAATAGCAGAGCGCGATGCCTGCCATATCACCCAGGCAAACTCTTTTAATTCATCGTCTCCCGTGAACTGGCTTTTGTCTTTTGACCACCAGTTTTCAAACTGTCGGTAGCTATCGTTC